AAGGAAATAGTACTGGATCAGCTGGATTTACGTACCTTTGAAGTACGTATGCTAGATCTGTTGTGGAACCAGAAATTAAAGTTTTGATAAACTCTTTATGTCTGATTGTTACTATTTCATTGTTCCCTTTGTTGTTTTAAGATATTCTTGGTTTCGTGCCTTAGACTGATTTTCCGATAGCTACTGGGGCTCGGACTGTTCTAACAGCTCTCTTTGGCTGCTATCTTCTTTATGGCACTGGCTTACGTCCTCCGTTTCTTCTCTGACCTCCAAATCCTCTTCTCTAGCCCCTACCTGGGCCCGGATTTGGGTGGACTTTAAAGGAAAATGAGGGATTTATATCCCTATTTCCATCAACTTTGTCAGCTCTCTTCTGTTGAACATTTTTATCTAACGCCTCTTTAAATTTTGGGTTTTTGTCTTCCCAAATTTTCATTCTATCTTTTAAAGATTCTGCATTGTTTTGTTAAAAATGTTTGTCTTGTGGACTGTCGTGAAAGTTTAGAGCTTTCTCTCTTATCATAGGTCCAGGGTTTGGATGTGCAATAGGTACCTAGGATTGATAAAAAGGTTAGTGGGTCCTTTTATATCTTTAAGCTTCTGCTTTGTTTTGTTCGTAGTTTTGAACTTCTGATTTAAAAGGAGATATCTAGTCTCCAAGTTTGCTAAAATATGTATCTCCCTATGGTTATTCCGAAAAGTATTATGGAATCCAAGAAAGTTTGTTTCTTAAGTATTCGTCCACGCCCAGGTTGCGTCTTGTTGCCACCGGATCTTATAGCTCTCTTACGGCCTTGCGCCTAGTCAGTTTTAATAAGGGATAGTCGTGGGTCGAAGAATCCTAGTAATCTTCGTGGGTTGAATTATGGATATTTTATTAAGAATTTGAATTATAAACAGGATTTAAGAATTAGTCCTAGTCTGTTTTATTGTGTTTACTCATCGTATTTGCTGCGTAAAGGTTTTGTAATAATATTTACTGGTCGACTCCAAAATGAGGCAGCGTCTTCTTATATTTTGAATTGATCGCTGAGACTAAATCCTCGACTAGACAAGAACTAACTTTAGTTCAAAGAGTTGCTAACGAACTCATCGGTTGGATGGTAAGTATATTTAGTTAGTAAATATTACTCATACTTTGAGCTTCTGATTGGTACTGCCCTGGGTTTGAAATAAGAGCAGATCATTTATATGAAGGACAATTCTGCTAGAACTGAGTGTGCTACCATGGACTGATGATGTTTTCTAATGTAATCATCGTTGCCTATATAGTATTAGGATTTTTCGAATACTCCTTTAATATCTCTAGTCACAAAGCCATAAAATTTATTTGAATTAGTGGACAAGAAATCTAGTTGTGTGGAAACTTTTGGTTCATCGCATCTTTATCCTAAGCCGTGGAAGTTGACTTTTGTTGTGCAATATATTTATTTTAAAAAGGGAATCAAATATTCCAATAGATATTTGTCATTGCTATTTATTGTTATGTCGTCTCCTGATACAAAAACTTGAATTGTTGGATTGGCTCCTTCAAAAACCCCATGTATTCCTGCTTTAAAACATGCAAAAGAAATGTAGCTAAGAACTCGTATAGTATTGAAAAGAGTAGTAGCTGTTGGATGGCCTGAAAATGTGGTGCCCATAATCATAAATGACATGATTTTCTGTTGTTTTATTCTAAAGTCTATTACATTGATCTATCTCAACAAAAAGTCTATGAGCGCTTGTTGTTCTTTTTGAGTGAGTGGTACTTTTTGTACTATTGCTTTTAGACATTCAACTGTGATTGGTATATCTATTAGTTGTTTTAAGCACACATGTTGATGGCTGTCGTGTGCTGAACCGTCTAATCCTATGAAATATTTGAATGGTTTTAGTAATTTGTCCGCTTGTTATTTTCTATTTAAGCCGTGAACAAATCCTGGGAATAATTTGTGAGTTGCTCTAAGCATGAGTGTATTTGAATAGCATGATAGCAGTTTTATGAATCTCTTTGGTGCGGTAATGGCCCTCGGTCTGACCATTTTGTCTTTTTACACTTAACTTTCTAGTTTTATTATGAGATCAAAATTGAGGTTTTCTCCATTGTATTTTGAATTTTTGAACCAATTGTATCCTTACACATATTCTTTCCTCTTCTTAGGATTTAAATCTGCTATGTAGTTGTCAAGAGTATATTTGTCTTGGAGTATACATTCTGTGTATTTACTAAAATGGTATTCATAAGTTTCTAAAAATTTTTAGTATTCTCTAAGACACTTAATTTCAGGTTATAAGTTTGTGGAACATTGTCTGCCTATGATGACTTGGTAGGCGTTTATTGGACAATGGCCGAAGTGTCTGACAGTTGGTTTTATGTCGAATCCTGTTAAGTGGACTTCTCTGGTACAGTTGCAAAATTAGGACAGAGAGTCATAGTCTAGATTAAGTTTGGAGCTGAAATCTAGAAGGTTTTAATTGGCTTGGTTTTTGGCAAATTCTTCTTTGCTTACATGTTCTACGTGTCC